GTGTTGCCATAGAACGCTTCGAGAATCCGCTGGTCCTTGGCGCGTTCGACGGTCGCCGCGCCCGACTGGACCGAAGTGCCCTGCAGCTCGATCGAGGTCGCGAGCTTGTCCTGGTTGTCGATCAGATCGGCATAGTAAAGCTCGGGCTTTTGCGGAATCCACACGCCGTCATAGGTCGGATTGTTGTATTTGGTATCGCCATGCCGGACATCGGCCTCGTTGGGCGCCGTATTGCCGACCAAATCCTGCGCTTTGACTTTATCGGCCGAAGCATCGTCGGTCGTCGTGACAGTATCGGTGAGGATCGACTTGAACTGCTGGAGCGCCAGCATCACGTTATTGTTGTATTTGGTTTGAAAACTGTTGGGGACGTAGATCGACATGATCTTAATCCTTTCGCGAACCGGGAAAAGCGGCAGCGAAAGGCTAAGGGGCGCGAGCCCGGCCGTTCTATCGTTTAACGCCTGCGATCGGCGGGGGCGTCCGCCCCAGGGCCTCGGGCCTTTCGGCTAGGCAAGGACTTGGCGGCGCACGGGCAAGTGTCAACGGGTCCATTTAGGGGGGAGGTATCAGCCCGCCCGAACGCCGCATCGAGTCATGCGCCCGCGGCGGACTCTCTGTCAATTGCCCTCACAAGCCCGCTGAGTGATTTTGCGACCAGTCGGGTAGCAAGAGCATAGGCGCGGCGCGTTGACGCGCTGAGCGAGCGCGAGGCGGCGCTTTTCCCGGAGATCAGACGTTGCCGGGCTCTTTGCGGTCGACCGCCTGGCCGACGACCGCTTGCAAGCGCTCATAGCGCGCGCGCTCGGCCGTGCCGGGTGTCCTGACTTTCGCCGCGGTGACGGGATCGCTGATCATCTGCGTGATCTCGGCCTGTGCCGCCTCGCCGCTCATGCCGAAGCGTTTGTTCTCGCCGCCGCCGAGCATCGCGTCTTCGGCGAGGCCTTCGCCCAATTGCGCAAACAGGTCCATTGCCCGATCGGCGCCAAGCGCTGCGCGCAATTTGAGCGTTTCGCTGCGGTTGATCTTGAGCACCGACAGCGCCTGGTTCATCGCCTGCACTTTGGCCTGGCCTTCGCTGCCCCATGATTTCAACTTGGCTTGCGCTTGCGCTTGTTGCGTCGCGTCCTCGGTCGCGACGTCTTCGAGTTGCGCCTGGACGAAATCGTTGACCAGCGCCTCATAGGCGGCCTTGGGCACGCCGGCCTTCAAAGCCGTGCTCGCCAGGCGTTCGAGCAAGGGCTTGTTGAGCGGCACGGGCTGGCCATCGTCGCCGACGAGCACTTTGCCCGCGGCGTCCTTGGCTTCGGGCATCGCATAGCCGGCGACGTCATCGGGCACCCCGATCGCCTTGTGATAGGCGGCCACGTCGGCCGCGCTCGACTCACTTGTGGGCAATTTTACTTGTCCGCTTGCCCGCAACGCCACTTGATTGTCGCGCGCGATCTTGGCGAGCCCGGTCAAGTCCTTGACCCCGGCGGCCTTGAGCCAATCGCGCAGACTGACTTTCTCGCCGTCGAGCACATCGCCCGAGACTTGCCCGTACCAGTCGGGATCAGCGGCCGGCGCCGCGCCCGCCGGACCCGCTTCGCCGTTCGGCGCCGCGGCCGGCGGTGCTTCGCCATTGCCTGCGGGCGCGGGGCTTGGGGTCTGCCCGGCTAGCCCGAACAGCGCCGCCGCATCGGGCGCCGCACCGTCCGCGCCGGCTGCGCCAGGAGTGCCCGCTTGTGCGGCGTCATTCGGTGCCGAGGCCATCGTCGATCTCCATTAAGCGTTGCACGGTTTTTTCATCGAGGTTCAAATAGTTGATAATCCGCAGCACGACCGCGCGCTTGCCTTCGCGGAACGCCATGACGCAAGGGTCGACGTCGAAGATCGAGGCGCGATCGAGCCCGGCAAAGCTGCGCAAATCGGCGAGCACGACTTCGCCCGCACGGTGCGGGTCGCCATCCGGCCCCAGGAACATCCAGCGGAGCAGCCAGCGCGGCCGGCTCACCCCGAGCATTTCGGGCACGCCGCGCCAGATGTGTTTCGCGCTTTGCGAAATCAGGATCGCCCGCAAGCGCGCCCGGTTGAGTTGGGTCACGGCCATGAGGAAACCATTTCGCGATTGCGCAGCGGGCCAGCGAACCCAATCTTGCGTAGTCTCTTTTTCAACAACTTGCAGCCGACTTTAAGCAGAACAACCGCCTTATCGAGTTCCTTTTCATCGTCGATCAAGGCTTCAAGTTCGCTAATTTCTTGGCGCAAGACAAAATAATGGCACAACAAATCTTTCTCTTTGGGTGTCGGTTGGTCTGGAACCGGCCCGCCTGGCTTCGGCTTCGGTTCAAAAACCGGCTCATGTGGAGGATACCAACCGCCCATTACATGCCTCCACTCATTAGGTCGGCCCCGTCTGCGCGACTTGATTGCCTTTGGCGATATTGAGATAGGCCTGGCTCGAATCGGTGAGGTTCTGCGTGTCGGCCGTCTCTTGCTGCTGCTGCGCGCGTTTGAGCCGCATCGCCTGGACTTCCTTGGTGTCGCGCAGATAGCTCTCCTTGACGCCGATCTCTTGGGCGAGGCCAGGCACCATGACGTCGGTGTCGAGATAGTCGAAAATCCCCGGATCGATATTCGCCATCGGTGTCAGCGTCTCGATAAACCGCAAGGTCCGCGCCGTATTTTCGGCGCGCGCCATCGCCGCCAATTGATTGTCATAGTCGACGACGGGCCACCCGCCGGCCTCGCGCACTTGTGGCGGCAGCGGCGGCAATTGGTGCCAGCGAAGGCACAGATCAAGCTCGCGCTGGCTCATCGGATGCTGGCGCTCGGTTGCATAGCGCGAGGCATAGGGCCGGACCAAAATGCCCTGTTTGGACATGACTTCGAGGACTTCCGTGGTCGTCATTCGCGAATTCGGGTCCGTCAAAATCTTGTAAAAATCTTCGAGAAATGCGGTCTTGATGACCTGGCGCTCGCTCTCGATCATTTCCACCGCAAACGGCAAGCCATTCTCGCCGCCGGGCATGCGCGCGACTTTGGGCCGGCCGGCATCATCGACGAGGCCCGGATTGAGCCCGCCGGGCTTGGTCGCAAGCTTGGTGATATTGTCTTCGCTGGCGAACAATAGCGCGGGATCGACGGCCTTGTGCCCGGCTCTGAGCGTCGTGAGCCGCATCGCATTGACCCCGTTCACATCGGGCAAGGTCTTGGTGCCGGGGCTGCGCCCATACTTTTCGCCGGGGCTCGTCAGGTGGCGCGCGACCGACAAGGGGCTCGTGTAAAAGCCTTTGCGCGAGAGGTAGAGCTTTTCGTCGAGCGCCAAATAGCGGCTCACAATCGGCATGCGCCGCCAGTCGAATTTCTCGGCATCGTACTGCGTGTTCGGGCAGACGACATGCAAAATCTCGAACTTTTTGTGGTATTCGTCCTTGTCGAGCGCTTCGATCATTTTGGGCGTTAAGGCATCCTCGCCGAAAAATCCCGCCAATTGCCGCGCCGTCCGCGTGAATTTCCTATCGACCGTATCGACGAGGCCGGCAAGATCGGTATCGATCGTGCATTCGGACAGATGAATGGTCCGGTAGAACATGCCCGAGCCATTGGGAAAGGCATCGGTCCAGAACACACTCGTCCCATAGCGGCCCAACTGATCCCAGTCCTCGTTGACCGCCGTGCCGAAGGCCGCGCGCTTCGCATAGCGGATTTGATAGAGCCTTTGCCCAGCCGCCTCGCACCAGAGCCGCACGTCGCGCTCTTGCATCAGATCGGCCGAGAACCGCGGCTTGATATAATCCTTTTCCTCGGGCGTCGTGATCGCGACGCCGGCCGCGGCGAACCGCTCGAGCGCGGTCAGATGCGTCGAATCGTAATTCCTTTGCCCGCGGATCACGCCGGGCGCCTGGTTGTTGAACCCGCCCGCGCCATCGGGGTATCTGTTGTCGATGTCGATCCAGATCGGCTCCCACAGACTGCGTTCTTCGAGGCGCCGCGCATGATCGCGCAGGTCCTGTTTGACCAGCTCGTCATCCTGGATTTTGTCTTGCACGAGCCTTCTCCTGAAAAAGTGCCCTGGCCGCGCTCTGCGTGTTCACGGGGGGTCGACCACGACCAGGGCGCCCGCTCGCGCGCGCAGTGAACAGGGATAGGGCCTGCGCGCGCGGCGGGGTTCAAAGTTCCCTCAGAACACCACGTCGTTTGCGAGGTTTACCGTCATGCCCGGTTGGATCGTCAGCGGCTCGCCGCGTTCTTTCCAGGCCACTTGCTTGCCATCGACGACGAGGCCGTAGCCGGCGAGCTGGAACGCGGGTTCTTGGCGCGGCGGACCATAGACCAGCAGTTCCTCCGGGCCGGGCCGCGCGAGCTGCAGGCCTTCAACCGCCGCCGGCCGAAAATCGCCGGCCGTGACGGGAATCGGGGGAATGCCGACGATCTCGTTTTCGCCGTCCGAGAACACGATCTCGATTGCCTCGGCCTCGCCGAGCATTTTCGCCAGTTCCTCGCCTTTGGTGCTCTCGTCCATGCGCCCGACCGTGCGCGCCTTGGCCTCGCGCGCCGGAGGCGCCTGATGCCCGACCTCGTGCTCGGCCTTCGTGTCGTGTTCGGCCTTGCCCTGATGATCGCCTTTTCCTTGATCTTTCTTCGCCTCGTCACTCGCTGCCATTGTCTCGTCCTTGGTTGCGCGCGTCGGATAGGAAAGGCTCAGTTGCCAAGCACCAGCTTGCCCGTTTGGTTGGCCAGGGCTTCGGCGCCGCGCACTCCGGTCAAGAGATCAGCGCTCGCGCCCTGGCGCTTGGCCAGCTCGTCATTCTGCGCGGCCAGCGCCGCGGCATCGTCGCGCGTGACCACGGGCGGCGGCGCGGGCGCCTTTGGCATCGAGAACAAGCTTTTGAACGCATTGGCAATGAAAGACATGGCTAGGCTCCGGCAAAGACGTCGAAATCACTGTCGTTGACGACGGGTCCGCGCTGGCGCGCAAAGCCGCGCAGATCGCTAATCACATGATCGCCTTCAACGGCCGCATACTGTTCGGCATCGCAAACATGCGTGTGGATCGTGTCGGCGATTTCCAGGTGGCCGCGGGTTTCGCCCGTCGACAGATCGGGCTTGGCATAGCGGTAGCCGCCCAAGTGCCCGCGAATTAAATGTTTGCACGAGGGATCGACTTGATAGCCGCCGGTCTCGCTCATTTGCTTCCACACCGCCGCATTCCTGAGGCCCTGGCGGTTGGTCTTGGCCTTGTGCGCCGGAAGGCCGAGCGCGGCCTTGAACGTCAAGACCCAATCGTGTTCGTCATCGTCGCGGTCGCGCGCCGACCAGGCCGCGGGATCACCGACCACGCGCACGCGATCGGGCATCAGGTCGAAGAAATTCTCATTGAGCATGGCCTTGACCATTTGCCCGAACGTCGTCGGCCCGATCTTGCGCAAGGTCTTGCCCGGTTCGAGGAAATTGACCGCCTCGCGCAAGGTCCGAAACCCGCCATCGCCCGTGCGCTGGCAGGCGACCGCCGCGGCAAACAAGCCCTGGTCAAAGCCGATGATCAAGAGCCGCCGCTTGTCCCATTCGACGGGCGCGACGTGCTGGCTGAATTCAAATTGCGGGTTCACGGGTTGCCCATGACTTAAGGGCACGGGCTTGTTGTCGAGCATGCGCGCGACATAGGCGGGCCGGTGCCGGTTTAATCCGGCCTGGATCGTATAGTAGCCTTTGGGCAGATTGTGCAGATTCTCGGCTTGCGGCGTGCGTCCGCCTGGCTGGATAAAAATCTCGATCAGCTTGCGCCCGTCGAGCGCTTCGACCAGCTCGGGATCTAGGAGATCTAAAAAATCGTTCTCATAGGCCAGCGGATAGGTCCAGTTGTCGATGTAGGGGGCATTGAGCGCGAGCAAAATCGTCGGATCGACGACGAGGCTCGGGTCCAATTCCGAAAAGCGCCCGATGCGCCCCGAGAGGAAGCTGATCAGATCGGCCGGCTGCAGATCGGCCTCCTCGATCAGGACGGCGTTAACCTCCCAGCCCCTGCAGGCTTCCTCCACCGAGCGGTCGCCGATCGCGCGGAATTCAATCTCGAAGTCGCAGACATCGACCGCCTTGCCCGCACTATTGCTGGCGAGGAGCAATAGGAAACGGTGCGTGTAAGGTTGTTTCCAGACGAATTTCCCATCG